CGCTGCCGCGCATATCGCTGGCCTTGCCGCGAATGGACAATTCGTCCGGCGGCCCGCTCAGTTGCACCTCATCGACCGTGTAAGCACCCATGCGTTTAAGGGGCTGCCCCTCATAGCCCAACAGCACCACCACCCGGCCGCCGCGCGCAGGCAGCGCGACAGCCTGGTCGCGGTCGTCAATGCGCAGCTCGAACTCGTCCGACTCCATGCCGGGTTTGTCCGAAACGCGCAGCAGCAACAGGCGGTCATTGATCAGCGCCGTGATGTCCTTGCTATCCGCAATGATTCGATACGTGGGTTTCATGCTTGCTCCAGGCACAAAAAAACCCGCACAGGGCGGGGCTCGTTACGCGCAACGCGATGGGGATCAGTCGAACAGCTGCAGCAGTTCGACCGCCGGTGCCGACAGGTCGGGCAGCTGGATCAGCAGGCCGGCGCGGTAAGGCTGCGCCTCTCTGGCCAGATCCGGGTTAGCCTCCAGCACCGCCTCGACGGTGCCGTTAAGGTGGCCGTAGTAGTGCTGGCAGATTACATCCAGCAGATCCCCGTCAGACGTTCTGCAGGTCGTTGCCATAGCTCACAAACTCCAGGGTAAAGCCTTGTTTTCGTGGGATGCCACCTGCCAGCAGGTTGCTCTGTTCCTCCTCCACGCTTACGAGGCACCAGTCGCCCAGTACCTCGCCATAGCCCGTCACCAGCTTCAACGCCTGCAGTCTGCCGCCGATACTGCGCAGCACTTTCAGTTGCCCGATGCCGCCCTTGTGGTGCGGGAAGATCGCGCCTTTGAGCGTGATTTTTTCCTCACCCAAGCCCACGGCCTGCTGCGCCACACTGCGGCGCAGGCGTTCCTGGCCAGCCCAGCGGTATGACGCCTGCCGGCGCAGCTCGTCAAAGGGCGCGGTGTCCAGGTTGAAGTAATACGGCTGCAGCTTGGGGTCATGCGGCTGGATGATCAGCAGGTGCGGGAACGGCGCGACCGCTTCGGGCAGTGGCGTCGAGGAGCCCAGGAGCCCACCCGTAGGCAGGATGTTGGACAGTGACGGGCTTACCAGCCCCGCCACCCGCTTGGCCTCGGCTGTCACTTTGCTCGCCATCTGCTTGAAAGTGCCGAGGCGTTCCTGCACCTGGGCGGCGCCAGTGACCACGCTGCTGTAGGTCGCAGCCACTTGCCCCACCCTGGACTGTGCCACGTTGATGCTGCGCACAATCCGCCCCAGCTTTGCCCCGGCCTCTGGCCCCACGAAAGGGATATTTTCCAGCTCTGACGCGGCCCCTGTGATGCTACCGATTGCGCCATTGAGCGGGGATAGCATGCCGTCCACCCCCTTGCGCCCGGCCTCCCCGGCTGAAACCAGCCCCGACAGGGAGGATTCAAGCTGCTGCATGTAGGGCATAGCCCCTCCTTAAACGTGCGGTTGGTCGTACAGTTGGGCCGAGGACATGCGCGCCGATGCTTCGCGCTGCCACGCCTCGAACAACTGCCGCAGGGGCGACTCGATTTCGCGCACGACCTGCGACGGGTCTTTCACATCGCCCTGCACATCGATCTTGATGGTGGGGGAAAACGAAAACTCCTGATCCACCTTCGGCGCCGGTGCCAGTGCCGGTGCGGCAGCCTTGGCTGGCTGGGCCAGCTCAGGCATGCGGGGTACTGTCGGCGCCGACTTGGTCGCCATGGCACGCACTACATCGCCGAACCCGGCAGGCAACGTCGCCGGCTGGGGGGTAGCTTGTGGCGGCGCAGCCTCGGCGCCCGGCTTTTGCTCGCGGTTGTCGATCACCACAGGAACCGGCGTCGACTTGCTCGGGACCTCGCGCACCGTCTCGCCCAGCTTCACCGGCGGCGTTTCCGACGCCGGCTGTGGCTGGGCTTTCGGAGGTACCAGACCCGCCCCAGGGAATCGCAACTTGTTGGCCGTCAGCGCCGGCAACAGGTATGGGTCCTTGGCGCCGGGCACGCTCGGGTCATACGACACGGCAGGCGCGGCCGGGGTGGCCACGGTTTGAACTGTGGTGCCCAGCTTCGGCGGCGCCTGCAGGTCCGGAGCCGGCTCGGCCACTGGCTCGGGCTGTGCCGGGGGACGCACCAGCGGCGCACCAGGGAATCGCACCTTGTTGGCCGTCAGTGCCGGCAACAGGAACGGGTCTTTGGCGCCGGGCTCGCTCGGGTCATACGACACAGCAGGCTCAGCCGGGGCCGGGCTGGCCACGGCTTGCACCGTGGTGCCCAGCTTCGGCGGCGCCTGCAGGGCCGGGGCCGGCTCGGCCACTGGCTCGGGCTGTGCCGGCGGACGCACCAGCGGCGCACCAAGGAATCGCACCTTGTTGGCCGTCAGTGCCGGCAACAGGAACGGGTCTTTGGCGCCGGCCTCCCTCGGGTCATACGACACAGCAGGCTCAGCCGGCGCCGGGGTGGCCACGGTTTGCACCGTAGTCCCCAGCTTCGGCGGCGCCTGCAGGGCCGGAGCCGGCTCGGTCACTGGCTCGGGCTGTGCCGGCGGACGCACCAGCGGCGCACCAGGGAATCGCACCGTGTTCGCCGTCAGGGCCGGCAACAGGTACGGGTCCTTGGCACCGGGCTCGCCCTGGTCATACGACACAGCCGGCTCAGCCGGCCCCGGAGTGGCCACGGCTTGCACTGTGGCGCCCAGCTTCGACGGCGCCTGCAGGACCGGGACCAGCTCCGGCTCGGCCACTGGCTCAGGTTGAGCCGGCGGCACCAGGTCAGCACCTGGGAACCGTACACGGCTGGCCGTCAATGACGGCAACAGGTAAGGGTCTTTTGACCCAGGGTCGCGCGGGTCATACGACACCGTCGGCTCAGCCGAGGCGGCTACAGTGCGCACGGTCTCACCCAACGCCGGTACCGATGGGATCGACACTGGCTTGGCAACGGGCTCGCGGCTTTGGACCACCGTCGTCACCACTGGGACAGGCGTCCGCGCTGCAGGCAACGATACTGCAGGCTCAGCTTTGGCGGCTGCCGGCTTTTCTTCCCGCTCCGTCGCCTCCCCGGCCTCCGCCTGATCATCGCCAAACCAGCGTTTGCCCAGCCAACCACCCAGCGATTCACCGCCCATGCCGCCCAACACAGCACCGATGGCACCGCCAACAGCAGTGCCGATAACGGGCACCACCGAACCGATGGCCGCACCAGCAGCAGCGCCCGCGAGTGTTCCGGCGAGACTGCCTGCAGCACCGCCATACCCTTCTGCCTTCTCATCCTGAGAGGTGGCATTCATCGCCACGTCGATTGCCGCGGCTCCTGCATCAACCACATTGACGCCAGGCAAGCGCTTGGCAAGCCGCGTAACGCCGCGCACCGAACGAGCAACCTTGCCCAAGTCATCAACGCCCGCCATCACCTTAGGCGCGGCAGCAGGAATGGTAGGTTTCACCGCTGGTAACTTGGGCTGAACAACCTTTGAAGCGGGCCGGGCTGGGGTGGCTTGCCTTGACTCACGTCGACGCGCCCGGCGCCGGCTCCTGCGACTCCCCCGGGCAGGGCCGGCAGGCGAGGTATTCGCGACGCTGTTGCCGATCCCGCTGAAGGCATCGGCATTGACCACGAAAACGCGCTGCGTGTCATGGCTGCCCGTTTGCGGATCGTTCGCTGGTCCCGCTTCTGTCGGCGTCGCTGAAAACACCTTGCCCAGCAGGCCAAGACCGGTATCGACCACCTTGTTACCCGTTTTGGGTAGTTCGATAGGCTGACGGTCGCCAGGACTGGCGCGACCGGCTGACCGCTCGATACCACGGCCGCGTGCAATATTGATAACCCCACGGCCGATTTTCACTGCGCTGGAGGCAGTCTTGAATGCCAACACCGCAGCGGTGATTGCCGCGATCCCCAACACCACCGGCTGAAAGTTGTCCGCAAGCGAGGTCATGCCACGGGCAACCGAGGTCAGCCCCTTGGCCACCAGGTCGGTGGCCGGGCGGATGGCATCGCCAATACTGCGCATCGAATCGTCAACTGCCTGCCCCAGCTCAGCCCACTGCTGCGCAGATGTTTCACGACGCTCTGCAAGGTTCTTGTCGAGGATGCCCGAGGCCTTCTGCGAATCAGCCTTGAGTTCCTCATACAATCCCCGGTTCTGCCCGTAAGCCGTGAGGGCGGCCTTGACCTGCATGTCAGCGAAGATATCGCCTGTGCGCAAGGCCTTCTCCAGGGCATCAAGCGCTGCCTTGGCTTTCTCCGGGTCGACTTCCTTGTCGATTTTAGCCTTGGCGGCCTCGATCTTTTTTGCCTTTGCCGGGTCGGTCGCCTCGACATACTTCATGGCAAGGGCCATGGACGCCTCAATGACGTTCATGCCCTTCTGCAGACCCGTATTCAGGGAGGACTGGTAGTCGATCCCCGCATCCTTGTAGGCCTTCACCACCTCGCCCGAACCGATCTTCTCCATCCAGTTCTTGAAGTTGTTCGCCGCCTCGTCCGAACTGCCGGCGGTCTTCATCTGGACTTGCAGCATCGAGCCCAGCGAGGTCACCGCATCCAGCCCGGTGATCCCGTTTTTCTCCATGCCGGCGAGCAGTTGCGGGAACCACTTGGCCATGTCGCTGGCCTCGAAGCTGCCCGCCTGGCCTTGGAAGGCGATTGCCTCCAGCGCCTGCTGCATGACTTTCGGATCGCTGATCTTGGCGTTCTGCTGCAGCGCCTGGATCATCGACGCCGTGTCGACGCCTGAGGCGCCTTGGCCGATGGCGAACTTGGCCGCCACCGGCGCATACGACAGCGCCTTGTCCAGCTCCATGCCGGCGCCGACCAGCTGATTGACCAGGTCGGCCACAACATTGCGTGACATGCCAGTGTCTTTGGCCGTGTCGATCACTGTGCGGGTGAGCTGCCGCTCCTCCGGTTTGTTAACGATATCGGCCTTGATCGCAATGTCGCGGATGACCGCTTGATAATTCGCGCTGATCATCGTGGGCACTGCGGCCATGCCCGTGGCAACGACGGCCTGGCCAATATTCGACTTGAGCGAGGACTTGCCCGCCTGCAGCTGCTGGTGTCCCTTGAGCTGCAGATCGGCGCCCCTCGCCTCCCGCCCCAGGCGCTGATACTCACGACTGAGGCGGCCAACCTCGACGCCCTGCTTGCGCAAGGCATCCAGATTGCTGTCCAGCTTGCGCAGCAGCTT